CTACTTAGCTCCTTCCACTTGCTGCGGTTTGCAGTCCGGTTTGCAGCTTTCGTCCCCGATACGTTCACGGGCGGCGATCCGCTTGGCGCTCGCAATGGCCACGGTGAGGCGGTCGACGTACTTGGGCATGGCGCCCTTTTCGCCCTCGACAGGGTGCCCAGAGCACAACGCAACTTCTTCGGCTGACCATCCGACGGCGCGGCGGCGCGAAATAAATGTGCCCCTCAGATCGTTGAACGTCCGGCCCGCGACCTTGGCGTCAACGGCCTGCCAAGCGGCGCGAAAGCCGTTGCCCTTGGGCTCCCATGGCAAGCCGTCTGCCTTGGTCAAGATCGTGGTCGCCCTGCCCTTCGGTGCCGCGTCCAGAGCGGCGCGGAGCCGGGGGGAAATGGGGATGGCAACTGGCTTGCCGGTCTTGTTGCGCTTGCTGACCAGAACCTCGCCTTGATCCGCCGCCCAGGTCATGCGGAGTAGATCGCCCTGCGACTGGCCAGACTCGACGGCGAGGATAAACGCCAGCTTCAGCGGGGCGGGTGCCACGGCGAGGAAGGCCGCTTCCTCCTCCGGTGTCCAAGTCTTGTCGGATCGGTCGGAGTGATAGATGGCCTTGATACCCAAGGCGCGGTTCTCAGCGATCCGTCCGCGCGCCTTCCCCCAAGCGAGGAGAGCCTTCAGCACGGCAACCGCGTAGTCTGCGCGCCGGGGCGAGGCCGCAAGGCTGTCGCGCCATTTGTAGACGTAGCCTGAAAACTCTTTCGCCGAGACGGCGCGAAGCGAGACCGTGCCGAACTGGACTTGGATGCGGTCCAGAAGCCGCAGATAATCCCGCTGCGTCAGGTGCCTCAGCTTCATGAACTCGGGCGACTGGCGGTATTCCCAGATCAGTTTAGAGACCGTCTCGCCGGGAGGCTCACGCTTCATCGCTTCGGCGAGATTGGCGAACAGCTCGGGCGATCCCTCACGGCCCAGGGCGACCATGCCGGGCCCGCGCCCATAGTAGGCGTACCGGACCGTCTCGCCGGTCGCGAGTCGCTTCTTCTGGAACCAGACGCCTTTGGGGAACCCCTTAGCCACGGCCCAACTTCGCCTCCAGCTCGGCCAGGACGTCCGGCGGGGTATCAGTCGGGAGGCACTGGACGCCCGATTGAACGGCGCCCGATTTGCTGAACAGGACCCGCCCGGTTGCTGGGTCTAGCTCGACGTTGAAGCCCGCCCCAGCGGCTGCGCTGAGAACGCGCTTGAGATCAGGGAGCCGAAATGCGGAGCGGGTCATTTCGGGACCTCTCCGCCTTCGGCGAGAAGCGCGCGGCGCTCGGCTCGCTGTTGAACAGTCAGCATCATTTGCGCGCTGGCCATGTCCGAAACAGTCGGGATGGGCGCAGCGCCTGCACCTAGTGTGTCGATGATCCGGCGAAACAGATTGCCGGTTAGAACAAGGCGATATCCGGACTTCTCGCAGCCTTCACTGTCTTCGGTGAAGTGGAAGACAATGGACTTTCCAGTTTCCTTTTCCTGCAAAGTAAGCCACGCGCTGCGGCCCTCGCCATCCACCTCCAGACGCTCAATGTTCATTGGAGCGTCGGAACGCAGAAAGATCGTGATGAGCGTTGCAGCGTTCAAAAACGTGGCGCCGAAAGCCGCTTGATCCGGATCAGAAAGTCGCTCGCCGAGCGTCACGCTGCGACCGATGCGCGAATACATCGCCTCGGCTTCATCGCCCGAAAACTCCGGCAAGTTAGCTCCGGCCAAGAGCAGGGTTCGCGCTCGCATGCCAACCACGCCAGCGTCAGCCGCGCGGCGCGACACCAGCTGAAACAGCATCAAGGCGACGTGATGCGCTCCAATGTCGGGCGCGTGACGGCCCCGCACCCGGCCCGCAAACTCGGGAATGCCTGACGCCCTCAGCGACCGCATGCGCTCGTCAATCTCACGCGCGGTGCAATCGGTCTCTTCGGCGAGGATGCGTTCTAGCTCTCGGGACTTCATGGGGTCTTCCGCAGTTTTCGCCATTAAGCTGGGCGCATTCGCTCGTGCGGTCAACAGCGATTTCCGCCAAAGTCCGCGTTGGCTGTGGATAATGCGAAGGGGCCACCAGCAAGGATGGTCCCGGCGATGTCGGCCAGAACGTCGGGGGAGCGGCTCTAGTCGGCTACTGGCGCTGGCCATCTGCCCCGGCTAGACAACCAAGGGACTCGTTGATCTACCCATAGCAAGAGCTGCCAATGACTGCTTGGAACGACCAGCAATGGAAAGTCGTGCGCACAGCGATTCTCGGCACTGCCATCTGTATTGCTGCAGCCATCCATGGCGGCAGGTACACCGCCGTCAATGAGAGCGGAAACGGCATATACGTCCTTGACCGTACGAATGGGCAAGTCCGCCTTTGCCAGTGGGCCAATAGAGACGGTCGAGGCTGGGCAGCATGCTACCGGGTGAAAGATATCGGTGATGCACCCCCCCCCTGACTGCAGCCCCGGCGCCGGTCGCGCTGCACGGTGCGCTTGATTTCCCGGATATTCGGCAGACAGAGTTGAAGCGATGAAACGAGCCTTGATAGCTGTTGCTGTTGTCGTCGCCGTGACCGGCTGCGCGAAGCGACCCGATGCCGCCTGCGGTCGGGTCCCCGACATCTCTGCGTTCAGTGTGAACAATGAGGAAGTACCCGTAAGGGTGCGCGCTGAGCGATGCCTGCATTACGAGGCATATCGCCTTGCTCCAGGTGATGGGGAAAATGAGGCCGTGGCGCTTGGCGCGATGGGGGCGTGCTTGGCACAGATACAGATGGCGCAGGCGGCTGCCTACATGAGCGGAACAACACCGGTCGCACCGCCCGTCGGGTACATTATGACCGAACAGCCCCCCGAGGCTCCGCCCTGCAAGAGCGGACAAGAGAAGTGCAAGCCTTGGGAAAGAGCGTGGAATACTTCTGACCAGGTCGAGCAGGTCAACCGCGTCAAAAGCGAGCTGAGCGATCGCGTGTATGCTGACATGCGCTTGATAGCCCTCTTTCGGGTTGCCGAGGCCCGCGCCATACGGTGCAAGTGATGGCGAAGGCGCTCGGCTAGATGGCGAAGCTATCGGGCGTATTGATCCACGAAGCCGGTCACGCCGTGGCGGGCGTGCTGGCCGGTCTCCGAGTGATGGAAGTTTCTGCCGTTCGTGATGGCCGGTTCATGGGGTCAGCGTGGATCGATATGCAGTCCGATTGGATCGCTGCCGCCGCTAGCACCGGCGATCCTTTGACAGAATCGATGGCGTGGCGTGGCGCCGTCGGACGTGGCTTTGTCTTGCTCGCAGGCTATCAGGCTCACCGGGCCGTTCACCGCATTAGCGGCGGACATGCCTTCCTTGAGGGTGGCCAGCGAGACTTCGAAATGCTGCGCGACATCATCGAGCCTTGGCAAGAAGTCGATGACCTCGTTCGCCGAATGACGGACGCGACATGGAGCGCAGTGAAGCGCGCGCCCTTCCAAGCAGCCGTTCGAAGTGTCGCCGCCGCCGTGCGCGATAGCGGCGGGGTCCTCGACGGCATCGAGGCGGAGCAAATTGCTCTTGCAACGCTGGGGCAAGACACCATCGAGGAATGGGATAGAGAGGGAGCGGCGTCCATGCTTGGCCTCGCCGAGATACCGGCGCTCAAGAGAGCCTAGCTATCCGCCTGGCGTGGTGATCGGCCCGCCGTCCACAGGAACCTTCCCGCCCCGGCTGGCCACGCCGGGCGCCCATCTGTCATTGTCGCCTTTGGGCGCTCGATCATGGCAGACAGATGCAGCCCCACCCGGAATCCTTCACCCTCGCCGATGCGTTCGAACGCGGTTGGCATGTGACCGGCCATTGCGCCCGCTGTAGCGAGTCCAGGACGCCCGACCTTGCCGCAGTGGTCCGCAGGGCCGGAACCCGCCCTCTCGCCCGCCTATGGGCTTCTCAGTCGCTACGGTGCGGTCAATGCCGGTCGCCGTTGGCGTCGTTGACGATCTACGGCGCCCCGCGATCCGTTGGGCCGCGCCCGGTCATGCTGCGGCTTGGCCCCGATGTTATGATTTAGCTTGAGCGCACTACGGCACCGGCAATTGAGCGGAGACGCCCTCGGGATTGCGCCCCCCTCTGATCGCCCGGCAGCCGATCAAGGCGATTCCTCACCGCAACCTTGGCACAAGCGGCCACGGTGCACTAACGTGATGGCTGGATTGCCTCGGCTTGGGCAGGCCAATCGGAAACACTGAACGACGGATATTCTAGAACAGGCGACGCAATTAACGCGCGCCCCATCTCGGCGAGGGGTAAATCGTGGGCCGCTTTCTCATAGCAATCATTCTGGCATTGCTGATTCAATCAGCGCCACGCGACGCCTCGGCCCAGGGCCGGTCTGTAGATTACTATTTAACCGGAGGCAGCGAATTATCCGTTGAATTTGTTGATGTTAAATCAATAAAGATCGAAGGAAATATAAGGAAGTATTGGGTCGAAAGCCACAAAGTAAAGCCGACGGAATATGGCGTATCTTTTTCTAAATCATTTTACACGGCGGACTGCGTTAATGAAACAAACGCTATGATTTACGCAGCCTATTATGATGCATTATCAAATTACCTTTTTGGCGGAGAATCAAATCAGCCAAAAAGCCGTGTTGTTCCAGGAACTGTCGGAGATTCGACATTCCAGTTTGTCTGCGCGTCACCCGCTGAAAGGTTACAGATGGACGCGCGTAGAGTGGACAATACCTTCGATGCTGCCGCTAATTGGTTTGCGGACGCTCCGTAGATCAAGTTTGATGCCGTAGCGTTTATTCGCCTCTCACTATTGATTGGTTGGCGCAGCCCAGCGTGCGGCGCTTCCGATCGTCCAGCCTCTACCCCACAGGCCAGCCATCCAAGGCGATGGCCTGCACCTTCCGCCCGGTGCGCTCCTCGCGTTGTTTCGTGCTGTTGTGATGCGTCAGGCAAAGCGTGGCGAGGTTCAACGGGTCATAGAACAGCGCCGGGTCGCCCTTGTGCGGCTTAACATGATCCACCACACGCCCAGCCGTCACCCGCCCAACGTCAAGGCACATGTGGCAGATCGGCTGATGAGCGAGCTGCGCTTGTCTGAGCGCCTTCCAGGCCCGGTTGTTATACATCTTGCGCCAGGCCAGCGCCTCGGGTGAGCGTCGGGTGTCGGTCATTGGCGGGTGCGCCCGGCGCACGGCAGGAAGTATTTATCTGTCGGATCTTCCTCAGCCTCGGGCGCATAGTTGAGGCGGGTTTCGTCAACCGGCGTCGCACCTAGCTTCGACATGATCGCGCTCAGGGTTTGCATTTGATTGATACCGACGTCGGCCTCGTCCAGCCGGGCGGAGATGATGCACGCTAGCCGCAACAGGGTCCGGTGAGAGGCGTTGAGCCATGGCAGGTCGTGCGTCAGGTCACGCCAGGCCGCTTTCTGGTCGGGCGTCATCTGGGGGAACGGCTCGCCAATCTGGCCAAGGCCTGTCGGCGCCAGTCGATCCTTGAACGTGGCAGGGTTCTTCAGCGCCGCGCCGGAAACCTCGGCTTTAGCTTGCGGCAGTCGATGGCGTGGCATGGTCGCCCCTCATGTTCTGAATCTTGATCGTGTGCGTTTTGGAGCCCGACCGGCATTTAGTCGGATGGCGGACGCAATAATCAGGCCCCCCGTGGGGGTCAGCGCGCCGGGTGGACCCATCAGAAGGCCCGGCGCGCTGGCGGTGGCTGTTGTTAGGGACACCGGCCACTGGTCCCGCCGCACCCGTCCACACAGGCGCAGCAAGTAGGTTAGGCCTCCGGCTTAACGCCGGTCACGGCACAGAACGCCAACGGGTGCTCGACAGCGATGTCGGCCCGCATGTGCGCGACAAGGGCCAACTCGCCGGTTTCCGCATAGCGTTCCCGCAAGACGGAGAGGCGGAGGGTTTCGCGCATCCCGATCAGCAGGTGAGCGAAGTTGCCCGCGACAATCGTGGACTCGTTCGTCCCGACGCCCAGGTTCGTGGCCACGCTCGTCGTCGTCAGTTGCGGGATTGACGCGATCTTGGGCGAGGCAAAGACCGGCTGGCCATCGCCCGATCTCAGGCCCGTGAGCGTGCCATCCTCGCGCGGCGACATGATGAACGCCGTCGGCTCGCCAGCATTCGCGGTAAGCAGGGCCGTACGGGCCGCGACCAGCGGGCCAAAGGCGCCGCCCGCGTGCGCTGTGAGCTTGGCGTTGACCGCGATAGCGTTGATGCCGGACACGTTCACGACGCCACGCGGTTGACTGTCAGCAGCGGTCCCGAACAGGCCCGCCCGGTCAAGCTCCAGAGCCATCGCGCCGGTGACAGCCTGCAACAGCGCCGCCTCCAGGTTCACGCTATCCGCCAGAAGCTCGCGGGAGAACTTGATCATTACGGCGAGCGACTTCGGCGCCAGCGTGACGGCGGCGAAGGTCGGGTCGCTGATAGCGATGGCCGCGCTTTCCGCCCGCCAGGCTGGGGTTGGGTCGGCGCTCAGCTTGGCAATGACGTTCGTGTCAGAGGTCAGCGGAACGGTTCTCGCGCCGGCGCGGATCAGGACCGATTGTGCGCGGAGCCGGTCGATGATCTGCGCCGACAGGATCGTCGGGACGGTGAACCCGCCCGCCGAATCCGTGCCCTCAGACAGAGCGCGCCGTTCCTGTTCGGTCTTCGCCCCGAACGCCGCCGCGCGGATCATGGCGCCGGTCGTCAGGCCGCGAAAATCCGAACCACTGTTCCCACCATTGCGGGCGGTCCAGTCGGCGAAACGCTCCTCGGGGCGCAGCGAGATGGAGACTTCCTCGGCCTGATAGCCCTCATGACGGGCCACGCCATCGGCGTTAGGGCGCATGGCGACATGATCGGCGCCGCCGGTGCGTTGGCGGGTCTTCATGGCCTCGATCTCGTCGCGCACCTCGCGGATGACTTCGAGGGCAAGCACGGCGTCAGCGTCGGGCGCGGCGTCGTGAACCTTGCCGACCAGACGGGAGGCTTCCCGGCCCAGGTCGCGGGACCGTTCGCACAGGTCGGACCACGGAAGCCGGGCAAGCGTGGTGAAGTCTTCGAGGTCGATGTTGTGCTTGTTCAGCACGGGGCCGGATGCGCGCGTGGTCGCGGCGATCTCGGCTTGGGTGAATGCCAGCATGGCTGTTCTCCGAACGGCAGGCGCGCACGCGCACAGCCGCAATCAATTGAAAGGGGATGCCCAGCGCGCGCCGTCCTCGACGGGGCCAACTGGAATGATTGCGGAGGGTTGGGGCGGCATCGCCGGGCCAAGGTCACGCAACGTCACCCGGTTAATGTGGTTTGCCATCTGGCGCAACCATGCTTCGAACGCGGGACATGGCCCGTTCGGCGACGGCATGAGTGGCGCCAGGACCGGCGACGGTCGTTATCAAATCCGTTCCGGCGAGGGTCAGGGCCATGCCGATCAGGAACGGGTCGAGCCCTTCCTTGACGGCTTGGGAAACGAAGTCGCGGGCCATGATGCGAAGGCATTGCAGATCGGTTTCGGCTTGTTCGTGGGTCATTGGTCGGCCTCCAGAGTTGCGAGGGGCGGATAGGTTTTTTCTCGCCGGTTGTGATCGGGCCACGGCGTCACTGGGGTCCGGTTGTGGGGCGGGAGCGAGTGAAGGCCCCCCAAAGGGCCTCCCCAGGTCCAGACGGTCGCCGGGTCGGATTCGATCATCTCGGCGAGGTCGTGGCAGGTCGGAGCGGTCATTGGCCGCCCTCCTCAATCGCCACCCGTGCGCGCTCGATACGTCCGGCCAGCTTCTCGGCGAGGTAGAGGGCGGACTTGATGGTGTCGCGGGCCTTGGCGCAGGCGTCCAGAAACTCGGAAATAGACGGCAGGAACTTGCTTGTCCGCCGGATAGTCTGACAGGCCGCCGCGATCTCGTAGGGCGTGAAGCCCATGCTCACGGCGTCATGCGTCGCGGCGTCGATGAATGATCCAGAGGCGCGGCTGTTCGGGAAGGCGTCAACCAGCATCCCAACCATGATGATGCTCGCCCGTGGTTCGGGTTGGGCGGTCGCGGCAATGTCCAATTCGCTGATGTAGGATTTGACGGCTTGAGGGTCGGGCGCGATGGCCAGGGCCTGCCGGGCGCGCTCTGGCGACAGGGGATAAGCTTCCGTCATGGCGATCACGTCTCGCCACTCGCCGGACTTCCACGGCGTCAGGGTCGGGTCGATCAGGAACCGCTTTTCCGAGACCGCGAGACCGTCCGCCCGGTCAAGGCGCTTGATGGGAACAACTGCATTCATCCGATGCGCTCCAGTGCGTAGTCCATTCCGCTGAATCCATGCCGAGCCCCTTGCGGGCTGTTCGGCTTCCGCTCTGCTTTCCATGTGGCCGCCTTCCGCACCCACTGACGCCAAGCTGCGGTCCAGTCGGCTTGTCGGCGGTCGTTGGCTTTCGCGTGATCGCGAAATGCTGCGGTCTCGTTCTCGATCTCGGCAGACGTCAGACCGATCTCGGCGCCAAGGTCGTAAGCGTCCTCTGGCGGGTTCCATTCATCCGGCAAGGCGTGGGTGCGAGCGCGCCTCGCGCGCGTCTCCCCCTTCAGGGGGTTATTCGAGGGGTTAATAGAGGGGTTAGTCCCGACGGCTGTCTGGGGTTTCTCAGACGGCTGTCTGGGGTTTCTCAGACGGCTGTCTGGGGTTCCGTTCACTTCGGCAGGCTCAAAGGCCCGACGGCTGTCTGGGGTTTCTTCCTCGAAAGGCCCGACGGCTGTCTGGGGTTTCAGGGCAGGTGCATAGAGGCTTGGCAGGTGGCGCCCGCAGCGACGGATGACGATCAAATGGCCGCCCCGTTCAAGCTGGATCGTCGCCTTACGGATGCCGTCCACAGTGGCGCCCAAGGCCGCCGCAAGGGTCTCCTGCGACGGAAAAGCAGAGCCGGTCTTGCGGTTGAAGTAGCCGGTCAGGACTACCGCCAGCCGGGTGCAGAACGGCGTCAGCTCCCGATTGCTGGCAACCTGCCGCAGCCATCCAAGGTGATCCCGGTTGATGGCGTCAGCCATGGTCGCCCCCCGTGGTCCGGTTGGCATGCGTCAAGGCAATGGCGAAGGTCGAGCCGGTCGCGCCGGGGAACTCGGCCAGGGCGAGCCGCATCATGCCGTCAGGCGCGGAGCCCGCGAGGCGGTAAGCGACGATCCAGCGGACCATGGCGGCGATGGTGTTGGCGGGCGGGCTCATCGCGCCAGCTCCAGCCCGACGAAGTGCCCATCGTCATTGAAGACGGTCCGTATAATCGTTGCGACCGAACCGCCCTTCCGGTAGGCTTCTCTTTGTCCAGACCCGCCAAGATCAGGATTACCGAAAGCCCCGCGACCGCTGGAACGGTCCGCGGGGTTTTCTACTTTCGGGGGGGCAGATTGGTTTGCACGCCTTTCCCAAGCCTTTGATTTCAAACAACCCGAATTCGCGCCGGTTTGCGGCGAAGGGTTTGAAAAGGCCCGACAAGTAGCGGCCTGCAAATCCTTGCACCCCGGTTCGATTCCGGGCCAGGCCTCCATCCTGCTTCGCGCTACGCGCTTCGCAGGACAAGTCCCGAACAGACGTGCGAAGCAGGATGCCCTGCGAAGCCTCGGCGAAGCAGGGCTGCAGCGCTTCAACAGCGCGCCACCGCTCAAACCCCTTGCGTCTGTCGCGACGTAAGCGGTCATCCTTGTCGCAAACGAGGACACGCCGCCATGGACGCCACCGCCCCCACCGTTCGCGACGTGGTCGCCGCGCACCGGTTCGACAATGACAGGCTCGAAGCCTGGCTGGCCCCGCGCATCGAGGGATTCGGCGCCGCGATGCGGGTGCAGCAGTTCCAGGGCGGGGCGTCCAACCCGACCTTTCTGCTCACTACGGACGGCCCGGACGGGCCGCTGCGCTACGTCCTGCGCAAGAAGCCGCCGGGCGTGCTGCTGGCAAGCGCCCACCAGGTCGACCGCGAGTACAGGGTCATGAAGGCGCTGGAGGGCCATGTGCCCGTGCCGCGCATGCGAGTGCTGTGCGACGACGAGAGCATCATCGGCACCGGCTTCTATGTGATGGATTACCTGGAGGGCCGCATCTTCCGCGACGCCGCCCTGCCCGGCCTGGAGCCGGCGGAACGCGCGGCGATCTACGATGAACTGAACGCGGTGCTGGCGCGGCTGCACGCCGTGGACTTCGAGGCCGTGGGCCTGGGCGACTACGGCAAGGCCGGCGGCTACTTCGAGCGCCAGATCGGCCGCTGGACCAAGCAGTACCGGGGCGCCGAGAGCGAGCATATCCCGGAAATGGAGGCCCTGATCGAGAAGCTGCCGGCGCAGATTCCGGCCGACGACTCGGTCAGCATCGCCCACGGCGACTACCGGCTCGAGAACGTGATGTTCCACCCGACCGAGCCCCAGCTGATCGCGGTGCTGGACTGGGAGCTGTCGACCATCGGCCACCCGCTGGCGGACCTGGCCTACAACGGCTTCCTGTGGCGCTCGCATTCGCCGTCGTGGGGCAGCCTGGACGGCGTCGACTTCGCGACCAGCGGCATTCCGACCGAGGCGGCCTATGTCGAGGCTTACGCCCGGCGCACCGGCCGCGGCGCGATCGAGGGCTGGCCCTTTTACATGGCCTTCTCGATTTTCCGCCTCGCCTCGATCTCGCAGGGCGTCTACCGCCGCGTGCTGGCCGGCAACGCCGCCAGCGACCGACCGGCCGAGAACGGCACGCCGCATCTGGCCCGTCAGGCGCTGGAGATCCTCGAGGCCGGCTGATCGGCGCGGACCGGCGGGCTCATTTTGTGGTCATGCCCGCTTGCGCCTACCGGCGACCACGGCTATGACCCGCCCTCCTGAGAAACCTGATCCGCGGTAGCTCAGTGGTAGAGCAGCCGGCTGTTAACCGGCTGGTCGTAGGTTCGAATCCTACCCGCGGAGCCAGGGTTTCCCAGAAACCCCTTATAATTCAACGGGTTGCGGTGAAGGCGGGGATTGCACCCCACCTTTTACCCCACCTTTGTTTTGTATCGTGTCCGCCCGCGCAACGGAAAAGGGCCACCCGTGAAGGTGGCCCGGAAACTTCCGCCAGAACGTCGGCGTCGATGTTCTTGCCCCGGCGGAGGTCGCGCTGGACGGTGCGCTTATCAACGCCGAGATCAGAGGCGGCGCGATCAGAGTATGACGACAAATTGTCGTAATTCTTTTTCGGCTGACCCGGCCCCTTTGACACCTCCCCCTACCCCACAGGCCACCCGTCCGCCGCGATGGCCTGCACCTTCCGCCCGGTCCGCTCCTCGCGCTGCTTGGTCGAGTTGTGATGCAGCACGCAAAGGGTTTGCAGGTTGAGCGGGTCGTAGAACTTCGCCGGGTCGCCCTTGTGCGGTTCGATGTGATCCACGACACGCCCGACAGTCACCCTCGAGACTTCCAGGCAGAAGCGGCATGTCGGCTCACTGGCCAGATGCGAGGCCCGCAAGGCCCGCCAAGTGCGGTTGTTATACATGCGGCGCCACGCCAACGCCTCGGGTGAGCGTCTGTTGTCGGTCATTGGCGGATGCCTCCAGCAGGGGCCGTAAAGAATCGTTCGGCGGGGTCTTCGTCAGGTTCGGGCGGGTGATTGATCCGGGTTTCATCCACCGGCGTGGCGCCCAGCTTTGACAGGACCGCGCTCAGCGTCTGGATCTGGTTCACGCCAACGTCGGCTTGATCCAGCCGGGCGGAGAGGATGCACGCCAGCCGCAGCAGCGTCCTATGACCGGCGTTTAGCCACGGCAGGTCGCACGCAAGCTCACGCCAGACGGTCGCTTGCGCCTCTGTCATCTGGGGGAACGGCTGGCCAATCGGGCCAAGGCCGGTCGGCGCCCGACGATCCTTGAACGTGGCGGGGTTCTTTAGCGCCGCCCCGGACACCTCGGCTTTAGCTTGTGGCAGTCGATGGCGTGGCATGCGCGCCCCTCATGTTCTGAATGTTGTCTGGCTCTTCTTTCGGCCCGACCGGTTTTCTAGTTGATGGCTGACAGGACCGGATCGCCCCCCGTGGGGGGTAGGACCAGCGCACCGGGGGAACTTGCACGTAAACCCCGGTGCGCTGGCGGTCGCGGTTGTTGCGGTCACTCACGACTTGACCGGCCGCACCCGTCCACACAGGCGCGGCAAGTGCGGTTACTCGGGCTTGACGCCCGTCACGGCGCAGAACGCCAGCGGGTGCTCGACGGCAATGTCGGCCCGCATGTGCGCGACCAGGGCCAGCTCGCCGGTTTCCGCATACCGCTCCCGCAGGACGGAGAGACGCATGGTTTCCCGCATCCCGATCAGCAGGTGAGCGAAGTTGCCCGCGACAATCGTGGATTCGTTAGTCCCGGCGCCCAGGTTCGTGGCCACGCTCGTCGTCACAAGCTGGGGGATTGCCGCGATCCGGGGCGGGGCCATGACCGGCTGGCCATCACCCGCTCGGAGGCCGGTGTAAGCGCCGTCTTCGCGCGGCGACATGATGAACGCCGTCGGCTCGCCAGCATTGGCGGTGAGCAGAGCCGTGCGGGCCGCGACCAGCGGGCCAAAGGCGCCGCCCGCGTGCGCTGTGAGCTTGGCGTTGAGCGCGACGGCGTTGATGCCGGACACGTTCACGACGCCACGCGGTTGACTGTCAGCAGCGGTCCCGAACAGGCCCGCCCGGTCAAGCTCCAGAGCCATCGCGCCGGTGACAGCCTGCAACAGCGCCGCCTCCAGGTTCACGCTATCGGCCAGAAGCTCGCGGCTGAATTTGATCAGCACGGCGAGCGACTTCGGCGCCAGCGTCACGGCGCCGAACGTCGGGTCGCTGATAGCGATTGCCGCGCTTTCCGCCCGCCAGGCCGGGGTCGGGTCGGCGGTCAGCTTGGCGATCACGTTCTGATCAGAGCTCAACGGAACGGTTCTCGCGCCGGCGCGGATCAGGACCGATTGTGCGCGGAGCCGGTCGATGATCTGCGCCGACAGGATTGTCGGGACGGTAAACCCGCCCGCCGAATCCGTGCCCTCAGACAGAGCGCGCCGCTCCTGTTCGGTCTTCGCCCCGAACGCCACAGCGCGAAGCATGGCGCCGGTCGTCAGGCCTCGAAACTCCGAACCACTGTTCCCACCGGCGCGGGCGGACCAGTCGGCGAAACGCTCCTCGGGGCGAAGCGAGATGGAGACTGCTTCAGCCTCATAGTCACCATGACGGGCCACGCCATCGGCGCCAGGACGCATGTGCGACTTACCGCTACCGCGCTGCATGGTCTTGGCCGCTTCGATCTCCTGTCGCAGCTCCTGAATCACCTCCAGGGCGATGGCGGCGGCGGGGTCGGGCTTGTCGGCGTGACGAAGCTCGATGATGCGCGACAGCTCGCGGCCAGCTTCACGGCTGGCGCCGCAGAGCGTGTTCCAGTCGGAGCCGTGGAAGTCGATCTCGTCGAGGTCGATCTTGTTGCGGGTCAGGAAGTCGCCGCACAGGCGTTGGGTCGCGGCGATCTCGTCAGCGGAGAACCGGCTTTGGAAGAACATTTGGTCGAGTTGCATGGGATGCACTCCAGACAGGCGGCAGGCGCACGCGCTCAGGCCGCCACAGGTTTATGTGGGGAGCCCAGCGCGCGCCGTCCTCGACGGAACCGACTGGAGAGATTGCGGAGGGTTGGGGCGCCATCGGCGGGCCAAATCACGCAACACCCCCACTTTTAGTGTGGTTTTCCGTCGGGCGCAACCATGCTGCGGTCAACGCGCGCCTTGGCTCCCTCGGCTACCTGATAGGCGGCGCCAGGACCGGCAACGGTGTTGATGACGTCGGTTCCGGCCATGACCATCGCCAGCCCGATCAGGAGCGGGTCGAGCCCTTCCTTGACGCATTGGGACACGAAGTCGGCGGCGGCGAGCCGCAGGCAGGCAATGTCGGTGCGGGCGTTGTCTTCGGTCATTCGGGGGCCTCAGAGGATTTTAGGGTGAAGAACAAGATCTCTCGCCGTTTGTGATCGGGCGACGGCGTAACTGGCACCATAGAAGACGCGGGCCGCGATGCTTGCGGCCCCTCCCGGTCCCCCCAGGTCCAGACGGTCGCCGGGTCGGATTCGATCATCTCGGCGAGGTCGTGACAGGTCGGTGCGGTCGTCTGCCGCCTGCCATGCGAAGTCGCGGCGCCAATAGTGCCAATAGTGCCAATAGGTGTCGTCACAGCCCGGCCTCCAGCAGGATCGGGTTGACGCTGTAGTCATTGCGCGCCCGCCCCGGCGTCTCCCCGGCGCGGCCTCCAGACAGGCGGATCAGGCCAGCGCCCTCCAGAAGGTCGCACGCCGCCGACATGGCGGTCGGAGCGACCAGCCTGCCGCCGGGTCCATTGCCATCGCGGCGGGCGGCTCGGGTGTTGAAGGTGTTCACGCCCCGGCGTCTGATCCAGGTCGCCAGCGCGGCGGCGTCGGCTTCAGCCGGTGAGGCCGCTGCCGCACCGAACGCCCGCTTGGCCATCGGACCGGCCCAACGGTCGATCAAGTGCATGGCCGCGATCATCGCCAACCGGGTGATGGTGCGCGGGCTATTGGCGCTATTGGCGCTATTGGCAGACGGCGCGGACCACCACAGGTGCTCCAGGATCAGCGCCAGCCGCAACGCGGTTCCGCCCTGTTTGCCAAGCCATCCAGCCCAGAGGCCGGTCGCTTCGCTGGCCTCGCGTCGCCGCTCTCGCCACCACGTCTCGAACTCCGATGCGGCGTCCGGGACCAGCTTGCAGATGAAGGGGCGGAGGCTGTTCTCGCCATCGTCCACCAGGGCCAGCGAGCGGAGCCTGCCCAGCGCAGCGAAGGCGCCATCCTGATCCACCGGGGCGATGGCCAGCGAGAAGCCGGGCACGGGGTCCGGGTAGCAGTAGATGAACCGGGCCGCGAATCCGTCCGCCTCGCCCTTCAGCACCTCACTCAGCACCTCCGGCTGAATACCGCCGACGACGCTTATGGCCAGCCGGTCGATGGTCACAGGCTGGGGCGACTTCTTCCGGTCCACGATATAGGGCCGGGCGCCGTAGGCCTGGAGCCAGAACTGCCGTTCGCCGTCGCCGCCGTAGCGGTTGAACCCCCTTATCCATCCGGCCAGCTCGTCGCGGACTGTAATCAGGCCCTTGATGTTGCCTGCCGAGAGGTCGGCGACGGCCTCTAGCGTGGTGTCGGACACCCGAACTCGGGGGCGGACCGGCGCGGACGGTTCGTCGGCGTCGGCAGGCAGCGCAGGCGGCTCCACACCCTCCTTGGCGGCGTTCTTGACCTGGGTCTGCCACATCTCCTTCTTGATGCGGGCGGATTCCACATCGGCCAGGTGCTGCCGGTTCACGCCGACAAAGTCGAACGCGGACTCCTTCTCGAACCGCTCCAGCGGGCGCGTGGTCGTGTCCAGCGCCGGGGATTTTCCCGACGACGGAACCCCGATCAGCGACACCCACAGGATCGGCGGCTCGTGCCAGTCGTGTGATGCGGCGATGGTCCGGGCGTTCCCGATCAATGCCCCGGCAACGGCCAGGAGCGAGGCGCCGACGTAGTCCACAGGAGCGTTAGCGGCCTTGGCGGCGGTCAAGCACCACGGCGACCAGTAGTCCCCCAGGATATCGGCGGGAAACTCCGGCGGAATGATCTCCGGACCGGTGAGAAGTTGAAGATCAGCGACGGGCCATCCGCCATCGAGGCCTTCGACTTCCGGTCTCAGGGGAGCGGCGTTCATGTGCGCCCCCCTTCATTCCGCAGGATGGCCAATTCCATCTCACAGGCCGTCAGGTCCGCCGCCCAGATCGCGCTCGCCAGACCGATGGCACTGAAGACTTCGGACCGCCGGGCCTGGGGGAAGTGATGGGCCAGCGCCTTCGTCAGAGACGGACCACAGAGCCCCGAAAGGATGCAATCGGCCATATCGAAGGCGGGGATGCTGGCCAGCCGCCGGTCGATCTCAGCCTGCCGTTCGCGTTCGCGCGTGTAGGCGATGGCGTCGGCAATGTTGACCTTGCTAACGGTTGCCATGTGCCGCCTCCAATCCGCAGAAGTGGCCGTCATCATTGATGATGGGCGTCAGCGTCAGCGTTGCGCGGAGGCGGGTTTTCGAGTAGCTTTTGACCTGTCCAGAGCCGCCAAGCTGAAGACATTCAAGAGCGCCGTCCCCTTTGCCCAGGGGGCGGCGTTTTTGCACGGGGCGGGCCAT